TAATAGCTAAGATAAAGGATAAAGGCCAAGATGGTTTAATGTATATAGATGGATTGATTGACTTTGCTAATTACGTAGATGCAATGTCAAATAATAAACCTTTCAATACATACTTTAATGGCTATATAGATGGTAAAACAAACGGCCTTGCATCGAATGGTGTACAGATGGGTCATGAACAAACAGCTTTACGTACAGGTGTTATTCGTACAGGAGTTGAAAAGCTTTTAGATGACGGTGATATTAGAGATCAGTTGCAAAAACTTGCAATAGAATCTTTAGATAAAGGTTGGTCTGATATTAACTTTGATCCTGCAGATGGTGCTACTGCGATTGAGCATATGAATACTATAGCTAAAGAGTTATACTCTTATAGAGAGTTAAACAAGCAAACAACTATGACATATGGTTATGGTATGGAGTTGTTTAGTTTTTGGGTTAACTTTAAAGAAGTTATTGATCTTAAACTACAAGAAGCTAAATCAAATCCGAGTGATCATATGCTACAAGCTTTTGCTACTAGCTATGCATACGTTATGAACGATAAGAACCTTGGCTTTAATAATGATGTAGTGGAATTATCTAAAGCATTAAACGGAAAATATTCTGAGTCACTAGTTGAAGTAATGTCTGATGATGCTATAGCTTCAAGAGCTTTAGTAAGAGCTTCTGCTGGTATGTTTGCAGTCTTAAATGAAATACAAGAGATTGATGGACCAGGTGGTATAGGTAGATTAGCATTTGGTAGAGCAGTTTCTGAAGGCTCATCAACAGCGTCGTTTACTGATTACGATACGTATGCAAAGAACGATGAGCTTGCAGCCGCTCAAGGTTTTCCTGTTGATAAGAAAGGAAATCAAAAATTAGAGCAAAGGCGTAGAGCTTTTCATTACAAAAAGCAAATGACATCAGCAGCACCGCGAGTTACTAGAGATGGAAAAGAATTTAAGTCTGAACCAGGTCGATGGGCTTATGGTGGTTCTGTACCAGGACCTATACAATCATTGGATGCTGTGACAGTAGTTAAGACTTATACAGGTAAATCATGGAATGATATATCGAATGCTGGAAAAGGTAATCCGTATTTGTTTACTATATACGATGCTTTTAAAATGGATGCAAATAATTATGATGTAGTATTAGGAGAAGTTAATAAGAACTGGATGAGAGAATGTATGAACTATTCTTATCTACAGGCTTATAAAGATTCTACTTTAAAACTCATGAGAGATTATGAGAAAAATAAAGCTGCAGTTCTTAAAGAGAAAGGCAATGATATTATATCAGACATAGATGGTTTGTATATGAAGTATATGTTAGAAGATCATACAGGTAAGCTTACTGATAAAAAAGATAAGAAAACCTATAGTGGTACTCAACTTGCTAGAAGACTAGGTAAGATGGCTCCTATTAACGAAGAGAACTTTGGTTTACAAGCTAAAAAGTGGGTTGATAGTATGCAGATTGCTATGAGAAAAGTAGGATATAACTACGATCCACAAAATCCTAATCGGAAACCACCTGAAGCAATAACGTATAGACAGTATTACGCTTTTGTAGATGAGTTTTATAGACAGTTAGACTTTAAAAATCAAATAACTAGAATGATAAAACATACTGGTGAAAAGAAAAAGAAGTTAATGGAGAAACTTAGAACACAAGGATATAGACATCGTAATCGTGATGGCTCATATACAATGATAGCATTACAATACTTCGCGCATTAAAAAAAATAACCCCAATAGAAATCCGTATGGAAATCTATTGGGGTTTTTTATTAAAGCAATCCGTTCTTAGCGTATAGCTCTTTCAGTCCTCGAGCTGCTACTTCTTTATTCTTGGTTGCTTCTTCTTCTGTTAGACCTGCATCTATATTCTGATTGTATACAATGTCTAACATCATCTCGTTAATCTTCGGTGTATATAATGCATCTTCTGGTATCTGTGGGTACTGATCTTGTAGTTCTTTATCATCTACATCAGCGCCTCGTAGTGCCAGATAGTTATAACTTCTAGGCATTTAGCTCCTCCTTAAGCAAAGAAATAGTCAGAATCTTCTATGTCATTTATATTTAGACTACCTAATTCTGGTTGTTCAACATCTATTCCTTCTTTATCTGTTATTAGTTCTCCTTCAATATAGTTGTAGAAGTTATCTACATCATACATATCTATGAATTTACGTTTAGTGTGAGCGAGTAATAACTCTACATCACACGCGTGAGTTGAGAAGCTATCGTGTACAGCACCGAACTCTCCGTTCCAGTCATCTATAACTAATGCCATGTGACTAGCATCCATAGAGTGTACGAAGTTAGGAGATATTCCTGTCATAAATCCTCTTATATCAGGAAGTTTAGTTGCTACTTGTGCACAGTGTTGTACTGCTCCTCGTTTATTGTAAGTTGTATACCCACTTATAGTACCTTTAGCTTTACGCCGCTGCATCTGAAAGTTAGTATACTCTACAGGAAAACCTGATGGTGTAGTCCAGCATAGTTTATCCTCACCGTTACCATAAATCTTTCTTGATTCGTATGAGTTTATAAACTGTACTAGCTTACTTAGTTCCTGTAGTTCTTCATCTGTCTTATCTTTCTGTACATAAAGTTCTTTCTGCCTAGTAATAACATCAGTGTATTCTTTACCAGCAGGCTCTCCATCAGGAGAAAACTTCTTGTACTTTCCTATTTCAAATGAAGCTAGTTGTTGCAAGTATGCCATAGTATTTAATGGACCTGGACATACTTTATCTATAGCTTTGATTAGAATCTTTGCAAACTTGTTGCAATCATCTTGAGTAATACCGTATGTAGTGTGGTAGTCCTCTGCTTTACAATCAAAGAACATGTTCTCAGCTATCTTACCTGCACCTGCAGAGTAAGCTCGCGTCATAGATCCACGTTTAGTTATGCCTTTGCGGATATGTTTCATCGGCATTGAGTTTAATATAGAACATAGTCGTTCGTCTTTAGTTAAGCTGATTAGTTCTTTAGCTGTTTGTACGTAGAAGTCTTTAGGTATTTCAATAGGAATTAAACCAACAAGATCTCCTGTCTGTACGTCTTTAGATATAGAACCAAGATGTTGCCAGCCATTATTACTACCATCAATTGGTATAGGTAAGTGAGTCATAAAAAGTCTATGATCTTTCTTAGCTTCATGATAGTCGTACCATTCAATACAACATGCTAAGAATGATACAGTCTTTTCACAAGGTACAAAAGAAGCAGCTTGCCCTAAGTCTACAATCCAGTTCATGTTATTGTTTACCCAGTTAACTCTATCTTCGAGTGTCATCTTGTCTACAGAAATATCTTCTAATCCTTCTGATTTAAGATATCCCTTATAATCTTGTTCAACCCAGTCAGGTATCTCATCTATCTTATAGCTTTCGTTATAGCTAACAGCAGTATGTACTGCAAGCCAGAATAACCCAGCGTCTGTCATAGGTTTACCGCGTGCAAACTTAAGCATACCACGAGATAAGTCTGAGCCTTGAAAGTTTAAGAAAGGTTCTATGTAATAAGTTCTACCTCGATAGTCTGCATCAACGTACTGGTAGAATACATCTTGCTCTTTCAATAGCTTTGCCTTAGACATAATAAACTTCCACTCCATAGCTTTACTACGTCGCTTCATTTCTTTAGCATCGTTATCTTTATAAGGTTCTTCTTGTAAAAAGTTACCTTTGTTATCTATCAGCGCATCATATATTCTTCTGTTAATACGCCAACCAGTTTTCTGTAGCTTATTCATTGCGTTAATATACGGTTGACTTAGATCTAACTTATCATCTTTAAGTTTATTCTTTATAACTAGGTGACGATCTCGCTGCACCATAGAAGTAATAGACTTTGGTATCGTAGTAATCGTAGCTGTTAGATTAATACGGGTAGTTGCTTCATGTAAGTCAGCAAGCTCAATCCACTTAGGTGTAGCAGATATTATATGGCTGCTGTCTCTTATTCTTGGGTAATATAAATCTATATAACCACAGTTGTAAAATGCTTCAACAAACAAATCACCTAGTCTTAGCTCCATAGACCACGGCACTTTATCTCGTTTAAGTATACGGTGTATATGTTGTCCTATTTTAAATGATGTGTTAGTTAGCTGTGATGTTCCTGCTGGACTATCACTAGTGTCTTTTGTAAATAGTATCTGTATTGTCTGCAATGCGATGTTCACAAACATATCCATATCTTCTTCGTATGTTTTATGTAACTTTAAAAGTACACCACCAGAGTTAGCTTTCGGATTGTTTACGTTTATCTTCTCGACTTTCTCTAATAGGTACTTGGTCACCTGATCTATAGGTTTTGACATCCAGTCCTCTTTCTTTTAAAAATTGTAGCGCGTAGCTATCATACGTCTCGTCGTATACTACTCTAATAATCCCTGATTGTAGTATAAGTTTAGAGCATTCCATACAGGGTGAATGCGTTGTATATATTGTAGCTCCTTCAGAACCTCCACCTGTTCTAGCTAACTTCATAAGTGCGTTAGCTTCTGAGTGTATAACTTCTGGTCGAGTTGTTTTACATACATGTCTTGTTTCATTAGGCATACCAGCAGGCATACCATTCCATCCTTGAGAAAGTACTCGTCCATCACGGACTATTATACTTCCTACCTTTATCTGTTCATCATAAGATAGCTCACTAAATACATGAGCTACCTTAAGATATGCTTTATCATATCTGAATTCCTTCAAAGCTAAAGTCTCCTGCTTTAGTTAATCTTGTAGTATTAATATCGTAAGTCGCAGCACCAGCGTTACCTGTTAGACCTGTAAACCTAGACTTTAATACTCTGAACGTTATTGTGTTACGTTCTTGATCGTCATCTGCTATTAAGTTTCTAGCAAAGCTAATGATATCAAATGATATCTGTTTGATAGAGCCTGAACCTTTGATGTCATCGATAGAAGCAAGCTTACCTTCCTCGAAACTTCTTGTACCACCTTGAGCTTTACGTAAGTGTGAGATTAAGCCGAGCCATACATTATGTTTCTTAACTACTTTAAGTAAGTCAGACATCATTTTGTCTACAGCTTCATTACCTGATAATCCTTCTGTACCTTCTGATACAGCAATAGTAATGTGATCTAGTACTAGGTACTTACATCCCATTAAAGCCATGTATTCTATCTTATCTATAAGACTTGAGTCACCGACAGAACCTTGATGATCTAACAGTACTAGTCTTTCATCTCCGAATACAGCATCAAAGCCTGCTCTAATCTCTTCATTAGTAAGAGGAGGAGGATCCATTACAGGTCGCTGCAGCTGCATTGATATAAACTTTTCTGCAGTATCACCTACTGATTCTTCAAGAGATATAAGACCTATCTTATCTGTAGTTTTGTTTAGTAAATCTAAAACAATTTCTTTAATAACAGTAGACTTACCTGAGCCTGTACCTGAGGTGAACAAAGTAATTTCACCTTGACGTATGCCTTTAAGTTTATCGTTAAGACCTTGCAAGCAGTCAGGGTATGGTACTGATTCTGTGTTTTGTCTTGCTTGAAACTCTGCCCATATGTCTTCACCTACTACTATACCTGCAGGAGACCATGTCTGTGCATCCCAGATGGCTCGTAGTATGGCGTTAGCACCATACTTTTGTAGTGATTCACAAGGATCTTTACCTCTGAGAGAGGCGATCTTAACCTTGCCTGCACCTATGATCTTAGCACATAGCTCTAGTGATTTCTTACCTGCTTCATCATTGTCTAGCATTAGTACAACTGATTCAAACTTATTAACCCATTCTCTCTGATCAAGCAGAGCACGAGTACCTGTTGCAGATGGTAAAGAAACTACAGGAAATATTCTATCTTTGTAGTGAGACATGAATGCTTCAGCTACAGCCATACAGTCTAGCTCACCTTCAGTAATTACTAAAGTCTTAGAGCCTACTGCTTGTGCTTGGCCAAACAATTCTGTCTTCTTAAAATCACCGTGTGTACGGAAATCTTTAGGTAATATTCTTTCTTTGTATGCTACCACTTGTCCGTCTTTAGTATACGGATAGAAGTGTGAAGCAGGTTTACCTTCTGAATCAACAGACATCTTTACATTGAAGTAGTCTACAACCTTCTGTGATATCTTACGCGAAGTTATAGGGTAACTTTTGTATGAAGCAATGTCTTCAACAAATGTAAATGCTGATTCATTATCTTCTTGTATTACATCTTTCATATCATAGTCTTTCTTTTTAGTTGAGTATTGGCATGAGAAGCAGTAAGCTCCATCATCATATATAGTGTACGCGTCCGATGAATTGCAGTGCGGACATGCTGTTTGTACATAAGCCATTTAATTCCATCTTTCTTCTCTATGTAATCTTCTAATACGTCTTTGCTTAGACGCTTCAAATTTATTACGCATCCTCTTTTGTTTCTTTTGTTTAGTGTATTCGTATTCTTCAAGCTCCGTTATGGGAGGTAACTCTAATCCTGAGAAACTCTTCTCCCTTGCTAACGATTTCTTTGTGTAGTTCGACATAGTATACCTTGTTATCATTAAACTTTTCAAAGATACCTTGGTATGTATCTAAGATAGGTTTTATTACGTTATCAATGTCAGCTCCTCTATTAGATAAGCCAGCGTTTACAATGAATGAGACCTGATTAGCATCAAATGGCCAATCAGTTCCCATTAGGTCATCGCGTATCTCATTCTGATACGCAACATATTCAGGACTCTTGAATGTCCTCTTGCCCCTCGCTCCGAACATCTTGTTCGCAGACAGTGGCTTGGTCTTGAATGTGTTGTCTAATGTCGTCATATTCCTTCCATGATTTTAACATTGTTAATAGTCGACGACTTACGTCAGGATCTCCCGCGTTATGGGATTTCCACTCTTGTTTAACACGATCCCAACGTTTATCCATTGGAACTCCATCTAGTATCTTGGCAGCTTTAACTTTACCTATACCTTTAATACCTGGAATGTTATCAGAGTTGTCACCTATTAAACATTGTAAGTTTAAATTAAGATTAGCTGCATCATCATCAACAAATGTATGTACTTGTTTATTAAAGTTGTAATGATTACCTGGTATCTGAAGTAAATCCTTGTCGATACCTACTACAAAGTAAGGTTTCTCTAGTTCTCTAGCTTCGTAAGCCCAGATAGATACTAAGTCATCTGCTTCCATACCATCTGCTTGAAACGCATCGTAATACGATATCATATGCTCGATGCCGTATGCAAGAGACTTAACTAGTTTCTCATCTAATTCTTTACGATTAGCTTTATATTCAGGGTACATATCTTTTCTGAAATTACCCTTACCTTTAACAGCTACTCGTAATTTACCCATCATACATGTTGCTTCTATTTCGGACATAGTATGATCTATACTCTTACGTATGTCGTTCTTCTTACTAGATATACACGCAGCTCTGAAGTATATAGAGTCTGCATCTACTAATACAAGTGAGTCAGTAGATATTGTATCTAAAACAGCAGGCGATTCCTGCACTACTGGTTGTTGTAATACTTCTGTAGGTGCTTTAGATTCCTGCACTACTGGTTGTTGTAATACTTCTGTAGGGTTCTTAGTGGATGTCTGCATAAGTTTCTCCTTTCACATAGTCACCACCATCCATACAATTTATATTAAACCATTTAGGTGCTTCTTTAAATGATTCTTGTAGGATTTTACCTACTGCATCAGCGTCATCTGGATGGCATGTATATGCAAGCTCGTCATGATAGAATAATCTTGGTTCAGCTCGTAAGCCTAGCCTATCTATCTCCGCCATTGAATATGACAGTGCTGCTTTACAACTAATGCCTTCCATAGACTGCAGTAAGTAGTTTAATGTTTGATGTTCAGCAGGACAGAATACAGGTCTACCATCTACTGCAGTAAACCATCCATCACCTGAGCGATGTTTAGTATTCTTCCATGCTGTGATTAGTTTATTCTTAAGTTCACCTAATCCTTTAATACCTTTTGCAAAGTCTTCACGTGCTTGTTTACCACGACTTGCATTAAGTTTACCTGTTAAGCTATGACCTAGCTTAGCATCACCTGCACCAAACAAGTATGCATACAGGAATGTTTTAGCTTTAGGTCTATCACATTTTAGTATTTCAGAATTACGTTGATGTTGATCACCAAAGCATACCTCATGTGTAAACTGTTGGTTGTTTACGTAATGGCATAAGCCTCGCAGCTGATTGCCTGATGAGTCAGCACCAACTAAGACTTGTCCTTCATCTGCTTTGAATACTTCGCGAAGCTCTTTGCCCCAAGCAGCAGATACCGCAGGTAGATTAACAATA